GAAGGATGCCCTCCATCAAAGCCAGTCAGCATGATTGTCAACACCTTTTTTTAAGAATTTCCAATCTTTTTTCAATAAAAACAATTTAAATACAATTTGTTAGAAAGAAGTTTTTCGCAACAAAAAAAGGGCACCCCGTCGGATGCCCTTCCCGCCACGTCTGGCGGTCAGTCCTGTTACACCCATAGACTTCGGCGGCCCTCGGATGTGAGGCGCCTACTTGTCTAAGGCGGTATATCTCATTTAATGTATCGGTCCGTTGGTGTTCCCTGCCGGTGTTGAAGCAGTACCTAAGGTCTGTTCGTAAGCCTTCATCGCAGACAGCCAAACAAGCACCGCGTTACCAGGTATGATTAATATATCCGCCATACTCAAAGGCGCTTGCAGTACCAGCTTAGATAGCACCACCACCACCAAAGATACTATAAAGGCGACGGTGCGTATCGTCTCGATTCCGGCGTTTCTTAGGAACACAACCTTAATACCCTGCGTCAGGATACTTGTTACCAGGACCATACCGGCCATTGTAGCCAGCACTTCCTTGGTGAGCAGCTGCGACAGGTCGGGCGCTACACCTTCAACAGGTACAGGCTCAGCCATAGCCACAGGCGCCATGATAGCCATCAAAATCATGATGACTAGGAAGATTTGAGGCAATCTTTTCATTTTTTCTTTTTCCTTTCTTTCCGCATTAAAAGCGGTTATTGGTGAAATTCAAGTCGTTGGTCTTTGCTTTCGGGTAAGTCCAAGATCATCTGCTTGTCACGCTCAATAAGCGGCATGTCGCTATCGCTGGCATAGTATTCAAGGAATATGTCATAAAGCAAGGCGACCTTTTCTTTTTGCGCCCTCGGGCACCAGCCCATTTCAAGCACATACAGGTTATACTTGCTCCCAATGCTCTCCCGTAAGGTGGCAGCGTTAATGTCGTCAAAACGGTTTTGTCCGTTTTTGATTTCATTCAGGCTTTTAAGAACGGAAGATCTAAAAGTCGGATGCTTTTCACGGTAATTGTTCCAGCCTTTTTTGATGGCCGCAAACAGGCCGATACCGCCCATCAGCGTGCCGATAATCTTTCCGGCGGTTTCTACGCCCTTCATCGGGTCAGGGCATGGATTGCTCATACTCTTTGCGTTCTTCCTTTCAGCGGTAGTAGATGTCATGTGATCACCTCCTTAAGCGATTCATACAGCTTGGCGGCCACGTCTTTAGGTAAGGCGATTGTTATCAATTCAGATACCGGCTCATCAACAGGCTCTTCCGGCTTTATAGGCACAGCATTCATGGCCTGTTCAAGCGCCGCCCAGGTTTTTGCGCCGACAACGCCGTCGGTGTGTAGAAGGTTCCTCCATTGAAACTGCTTAACCGCTTCCTGCGTCATAACGCCAAAGATACCGTCAGCCTTCCCGGCGTTAAAGCCAAGCTGATTAAGTTGCGTCTGCAAGCTTCTTACGGCCTCGCCTCGGTCGTTTAATCGTAGTGTTGGATTTGTCACCGGTGCATCACCTGCCTTTACTAATTCAATGGGCCTTCCCATCCGTTCTGCCACTCTTTGTCTGAATTGATTCATACTGTCGCCGAACTTGTCCATCCAATGAACTGGATCGCCGTGTCCGTAGGCCCAGCCTAAATCCGCCGCTTCCTTGTGGCTTGTTATCCGCATTGGATCAAACGCAAACCGCTCACAAAGCATAGCGCAGTACTTTTCGGCCACTTCAAATACCGCCCTGTAATAGGCTTCGTTTTTCAGATTATCCTCGCATATCTCAAACTGGATATGGCCTACAGGGTCAAAGTTGTAGCTGCCTTTGCTTCCGGCGCCGCAGCCCCAGCTTGCTACGTTATATGGAAGAGTATGAGCAACCGCTATATCACCGTTGATATCCTTCCCAATAAAGGCATGCATACATTTAGTTGCGCTTGCTTTGTTCCAATGGTTGCCGTACTTGTTCACACCTAAGACTTCAGGGGCGTCCACATACCGCCTGATCCATGGATTATTCGCCCCTGTGCTGTGCACCAGGATATTGATAGGCGTCATCTTCCGGGCCTTAATATAGCAGCGGTTCTTTGTTTGTGGCGTATCATAAATAATCAATTTATCCATGGCATCACCTCATCAATGAATAAAGAATCCGACAATATTAAACAAATACCGTTGGCCTGCTTGCAAGCCCTGCGCCTTAATCGTGCGCGTTCCTTGGTCAATCCAGATGGTAGCCCCGTCATGAAGCTGGTCCTCCATCAGGATTTCAGCCTTAGGCCCTGTCGCCGGTATCGTGCCGATTTCGCCGCTTGCCAGTGCCGCCACAAAGTCAAGGTGAATAATACCAAGGCCCCACTCAACCCGGCAAGATTTACGCCCCGGAACGTCCCTTGACGGGTGTGTCTGTGAGTAAACCGGCCCGGTGTTCAGCGTCCATGTGCCGTAGGGTCTTGCCATGATATCCGTTAAGTGAGCGTACTGCGCTTCATTCAAGCCTCGGTTTAGTTCAACGTTATTGCCATCAGAAATAGACAGCACGCAGGTTGTTTTGTTGAAAGAAAGGGTTTGCGGAAGTTGCAGCCCTTCCAGCTCGGCCAGCAAAGCAGCCGCCCGGCTCATCCAATCCTCGGCAGCGTCCGGCGCTTGTTCCGCGTCTGCGGCATGGCTATAATGCACCACCGTACCGACTACGGCGCTGCGCTTTTCCACGTCATCAGCGTCAATCAGGCGGATGTTCATGTTGCCGTTGCCGCGTTTGGCCGTCATGGCACGGGTCACGGGAATAGTCAATGTACCGCCATCCTGGCTTGATACCAGTAATATCGGCTCGGTGGAGCCGGGCAGTATCATCGAGGCCGCCAGCACACCGGCAGGATAGTCGGCCATCCACGCTGAACAATCTATTTTGATTTCATTCACGTTGCTTTCATTTTGTTAGCCCAAAAGAATTTCGCGCGGAAGATTATTAACATCTAATAACATCATCACACCTCACTCCATCCGGCAGGGTACGCGGCAGGCGACCATACGTTGCCGTCAATTAAACTCACATAGTGCTTACCTTCAAACATAACATGATCCCCTGTATTGTAAGCGTCATGCGCGCCGGTTGGTTGTATCCAGTCCTCAACGCCGCCGCTTTGGGTTATCTTTGTCCACAAACTTGGTTCCGCGTCCGGCCACTGGTCCGGTCTGTCCCACAAGGTCACGTTTGCCTTGTACAGTTCTTCTTGAAATCGCCGCCTCTGCCCTGCCGTGACCGCCTCTCCGTCTCCCATTAATTCAGGGTAAAGATTGGCATACTGCGTCGCCAATTCATCGGGCAGCGCTCCGGCTAATTCGACCAACAGAGCTTCCTTTTCAGCCACCGCTTCTTGAATCGCCTGTTCCACGTTGACCGGCTTTTTATAAAGCGTCATCCAGCATTCCAATACCTCGGTATAATCCGCGTATTCCGCAGGAATATCAAGTTTCGCCAGATTCATGTCAAGCTCAACCTTAATAGAATCAACGCTTCCGCCGTCAACCGTTCTTTTTTCAGGATAAATACCTTTGATCGTCATAAACCCTCCTTACGGTACGTATCTAAGCTCGCACATTTGCGCCACTCCTCCGCTGCCCGGGCCTACGATCTTACAATCGATAGTGCTGCCTACCTGATGGGCAAGGAAGTTATCATCTGCGTATGGATTAGTGCCGACAGGCTGAATAGTGCATGTTATATCGCTCGTTGTCGATGAAAACAACGGGCTGGTACTACTACCGGTCACTTTTATTTCCTTAGTCCCCCATGCCGGTATTGTTACGGCGCCATGCGTCATGGATACCGTAGCTCCACCCTTGGCAAGCCTCACGATAATACTGGATACAGTAACGCCTGCGTTTCCGAAATACTGAAGCGTAAACTTAACCGTAAAACTGTAAGTGCCGCTCGCGTTTAATATATCTTGAGTCTCTGCCGATAATAAATGGTTTCGCGAATTGCTTGTTACGTAGTAGTAGCCCGCCTTTTTGGCCACATGGTGTTTATACACAACATCCGCTATAGACACAGGCTTGATCCAAAGAACACCATTGCCCGATGCCGGTTGAGCTTGTTGGATCAACACATTGCCTCGGTGTAATATCGGCTTATTATTCACTTTAATCGCGTCATCAGACGGACTGTTGATTGTCAACGCGAAGTTTCCGTCGCTACCTTTTGAAACATTGAATGCGCTGCCAAAGTTGATATAACTATTATTCGCGTCACTTGCATCAATCTGTACAACGGCGGCGGTAAGCCGCAGCAGCGTTCCAGCTAACATCTCAATTTTGCCTCCGGTGTACACCCGGAACAGGTCGTTGAGCATCTCCATGTAGGTAGTTTTTACACCGCTTGCTGGATCCACTCCGTACGGCTGCCACTCCCATACCTGATCACCTCGTGTAAAAGAGCACCAGTTAAAAGTCCTTTGCTGATTAAGCCCGATAAAGCTGAATCCTACGCTGGCGGTATTAAGAGGCAAAGTTATCAATCCGCCATTATTATCAAAAAACCACCCTCGATAGTAGGCATTATACGTTCCGCCAATGGCGCCCATTTCTATTGTGTTGCCGTTATAATCCTTTAGGTGTACGCACACTCTTCCGCCCGCAGGGGTAGCCGACCACGCAAGGCGATACCGACCTGGATCACACGGCGTATACTTGATCGGAAGCGCAGATTGTACCCCATCACCCACGGGCGGACACACGAGTTTACCGTCTCCACTAAGGTAAGCACCACTAATTGGGTTATAGTTTTCTGCAAAAAAACCGGGACAGTAGTTCTTGGGTCCGGCACTATCATAATCGCTTAAATCCCACGGCATCGGGACATTGCCTTCATTTAGCATCAGATTTTTAATTACAATCGTACCCGCTATCGTCCCGCCCCATCCAATATACACCGATGTTGATAGGGCGCTTGCCAGCGTCACCGGAACGCCAACCACATGCCCTGATTGATTATTTTGCCCGATTTGTATATGAGGCGTAAAGGCTTGCCATGTGTCATAAGCAATAAGTGCAAAGCTTGTTCCTACCGGAACGCCATAGGTTTCATAATCAAAACTGATAATTACCTGCTTGCCGTAATACTTTGCAATGTCGCCATAACGGTATAAAACTTGTCCTTGGCCTGTCGCATTTATCGGAACATCTGTACCTTTGCAGATATTCTTCCCACCAGGACGAACCCCGCCCACCGCAAGGCTGATCTTCTCATCCGCCCATAGGCTCAGCTGGCCCTTTAATGCGGTAATCGTATTCGCCCTAACGATGTAGCTGTCCAGTTCGTTAATGGTTGCCTGCGCGGCGAATAGGTCGGCCACGTCAATGTTGGCCGCCTTGATGGCTTTGATTAAAGCCGTATCCGCAAAAATGCTGGCGACATTCAATTCCCTTGCCGTAATGGTGCTTTCAATCAGTTTGCCGCCGGCAATGGTGTTGTTTGAGATGTTGGCGCCCGCCACCAGCACCGGCTGCGTGGTTACGCCGCCCTGCCCGTCAGCGATCAGCTCAACAAAGCCGCCGCTTGTTGTTTTCAACATCAGCTTGCCAACCGTTAGGCTCACCATGTTGGCGTCCGTCACCGCCAGCCGGTTGATGTACAGCTTCCCGCCCACGCCCTCGGTAATGATGGCCGTCTCGGTCACCATGTCCACGATCTTGGCGTAGTCGATATTGGCGGCGCCTATCTTAGCCACCGCGATGTTGCCAATCACGGTAACCAGGGTATTGATATCAGCCCAGCTAATGTTGGCGTTGTTAATATTCGCCGTGGTAATTTCCGCCACCGCGATAGCCGCCAAATTGGCGTACAGTTCATCGGTCGTGATTTCTTCCGATACCAGCCGGTCAATTTCCGCCTTCACAGCCGTCAGCGATTCAGCGCTCAGGTATTCAACGGTCGCCGTCTTCATGTGCGCCGCGTCAATGGCAGCAAGGCCAATTTTGGCGCTTGTCACAGACATGTTTTCCAGCCTCGAAGCGTCCACACCGCCAACAGCTATCTTTCTGCCGCTCAGGCTTCCGCCCGGGATCATGTAGGCGCCAACGGAGCCGATGGTCCTTTTCGCGCTGGTCACGCCAAGGCCCACCTTGGTATAGCGCTTGGCGATAGCGTCATAGGTGTACTCCGTCATTTCCGCGTTCAGGTCGATGCCGTGCTGCGACGAAACAACCCGCACCAGATCCCCCAGATACAGCCTGTCAAGCTCCCTAAACTGCGCGTATTCCTCGGTGTCGCCCAGTTGCAGCACATCAACCTCCACCGTAATTTCCGGCAGGTCAATGCCCGCTTCAAAGTCGGCCAGGGCCATTTCCTCAAGCTTTGCCTTGGCCTGGGCGATGGTCATGTCCTTGCTTTCTTTGGCCTCATTGTATTCAATTGTTTTGGCCCTGAGCATGGTGGCTTCATCGTTGCGTGGGCTGTCGATATAGGGCGGGTCCAGCATCAAGGGATTGCCGTCCTTGTCCTGGCCTACCGGAACAATGCGGTTGACAATGCCATCCTCATTCATGTCCAGCGTCACGCCCTTCAATCCGTGCCGGTAGGTGATGGGCATTCTCACCACTTCTTTACGCTTCAAAAGAAACACGTCAAAGTTATCGCGCGTCATCCTTAGGTTGGCCGCCGCCGCGACGCCCTCATCCGGCTCAAGCAGGGCCTCCACCACGCCTTTGCGGCTGTAATCGCCCGTGATGGTGGTGGTCGTATCATTGGTGTAGAAGCTGAAGCCGTGGTCGCTTTGCGTGCAGTTCACCTTGATGGCGTTCAAAGCGTCAGGAACAATGGCGTTTTCAAGGTTGCCGTTCAGTACCACATTGGCCAGCAGGTCATAGAACACATGGCGGGCAAAGGCCCTGATTTTAAGTTCTTCCGTGTCCTTTTCAACACGGTAAATTCTGAACAGCTGGCTTCTTATCTTCCGCTCTTGTATAGTCTCGGTCGGTGTTGAAGCGTGAACATACACCTGATTAAGCTTGGCCGCCTGAATGTAGCCCGTGTCACCCTTGGCGGTGGTCACCTGCCACCAGGTGGTGTCCGTCTTTTCCATCACAGTAACGGTATCGCCAACCTTCAGATTGGCCAGCACCCTGTTTCCGTTGCTTTTCCATTTTTTCTGTACGGCCTGGCCCTTGTCCTGCGTGTCAACCGTAACAGCGGAAATCTTGGCAGGGTCATAGGGCGCAGGCTCGGACACTTCAATATAGCTGCCTGTCGTTGTAGACGGCCTGGAATACACACGCGCCCGCTCGGTCGCTTCGTACACTTCCGTACCTACAAGGCCGTACACGTTAATAAGTGGCGTCACCGCAGACGGGACAGGCACCCTCAGCACCCGTCCCGTCTTAATCAGGTCGTATACCCCGTTTGCGTCCATCGGATGTTCAAGCTCCAGCTCAAACGCGCCGTTCAGCTCTTCCGTCACCTCGCACTTGGTCGGGAAAAGCCGCCCTAAGCCTAAAGAAGCGAAATCCTCATGGCCCTGTTCGTAAATATTAATCATACCCACCGCCACCTTGGTGTTATCGTTATCTTAGTCGCGCTGCCCGTAAATGACAGGGCGTTGTTCCCCGGCTTAATCGCCGGAAACTCCCATTCGGGCGCCTCCAGCATGGCCGTCATGTTGATGGTCTTCAGCGTATCGGTCGCCATGCCCGCCTCGCAGTCAATCAATATGGGCGTTCCCGAAACAAGCCCTTTGATGTCTAAAACAAACTGGCCGATCATCAGGCCGATGTTCCCGCTGCCCTCCACTTTAATCAGCGGCAGGGCGTCAACGTTGCCCGGATTGGTGATCGTGCCGTTTGCTGTAAAAATCAGGTCGCTTTCAGGCGTCGCCAGTTTCTTTTTGGGTTTCGTGTTAAGAACTAGGGTAAACTTCCTGTCATCCCGCTCCCGGATAATCTTTTCAATCAGCAACTCATTTTCAAGGCTCACCTCATAAGCGAATTGCGGCTCATTGCCAAACACAATAGTCCCGCTGCCTTTGAGCCAGTCAATCACCGCCTGAACATCCGCGTTTGCGCTGATGGTACAGGGGCAGTACTTTTCATAGTTTTTATAGGCGCGCCTTCCGGTGTCCAGCGTCAATTCGCCGTCCATGCCCGGCACTTCCACTTTCTCCACCTTTTCTTCCGCCCGGATGATAGGCGGGTAGGTGTCCACCGTGATGCCCATGGTTTGACTGTTTATGCTGTTATAAATAAAATAACTCATACCTGCCCATACCCCGCCCTTCTTTGCCGTTGTAGGTCATTCAGGCCGCCCGAAATGGCCTTGATGCTGCCCGTGCTGGGCGTGGTCTGTAATACAGGCGCGTTCAATACGGGTGTTCCAAAGCCCTTCACAAAGGCCGCCGCCGCTTTGGCGCCCGCCCTTTCCGCTTCCTTGGATAGGTCATCGCCAAGCTGCGTCATCTTCCGCACGCTTTCGCTGGACGCGCCCATGATGCCATCCGCAAGGCCGGGCGTCAGGGCCCATTCAAAGTCGGTGGTCATTCTATCCGCCGCGTTCCTGAAATCCAGCAGCTCAACCAGCCCGTCAAGAAGGCCGGTTGCCAATGTCGGGTCAAAGTTTTCAGCGGTCATCGCGTTTTCCAGAATATTCTGAAGCAAGCCAAATCCAAGCTCGCCCTTGCTTACCGTCTCAAAGTCCTTTGCCAGCCGGTCGGCCAGGAAGTTTTGCAAATCCAGCATGGCCGGCTCAACGTTGTCACTGGTCAGCCCATAGATAAAGTCTTCATAGCCTAAATCTTTGACCGCCTGGGTTATCTGCCGCAAACGGCCGGCCTGTTCCGCGTCCGTGCCCGTGTTGATGCCCTTGTACCACTCACTAATCAAGGCAAACAGGTCATAGTCCTTGCTTGCCCGTTGCAAGGCCGCCGCCGCTTCAGGCTGCGCTTGCATGATGCCGCTAATCAGGGCCGATACCTGCGCCATGTAGTTTTCCTTGGCCAACCGCACTTCGTTGTCACGCTGCTCAATCAATGCGTTTCTTCGGTCCGCTAAACGTTGGCGCTCATGTTCGTCTGTCGTTTCGCCGATTGCCACCGCCAATTCGTCAAGCTGCTCTTCATAACTGCCAACAATCGTAAGAACCTGGTCCCTTGTAAATGCCGCCTCGTAGCCGACAGCGGTTCCGAAATCAGCGCTTGTCCTAACCAGGCCGCTTTTGATCGCCTCCGACAGCGCTTTGTTTTTCCGCCCCTCATAACCCGATAAGGCATCCGACTGCGCCTGAAGTTCTTCAAGCGCCTGTTTGGTGGCGTTATAGCTGTTTTCGTTAAACTTGATATCAATGTTCTTAAGGTTATTAACAATCCTCTCGGTAGGCGTTTCAAGGTCCATCAGCAATCCGAATAGGCCCGCGCCTACTCCTACGCCCGCCAACACTGCAAGCAGCTCAGGGCTGGCAAGGGCCTTGAGCACTTTCACCAAGGCGCCGGCCTCGCCGGCCTTAACCTTCCCGATCCAGCCGACAATGCCGCCCACGCCCTTGGCGACCTTTCCAAGGAATGAAGCCGCCGGACCCAAAGCGATCAGCGCCATTCCTACCTCTACCCAGCGCGTCTGTGTCTCCTCATCCAATTCACCGAACTTGTCTGCAAGGTCGCCAACCGCCTGAATCACAGGCTGAACGATTTCCGCCACATTCTCACCGTAATCGGCAAGGGTATTCTCCATCTTGTTTAAAGCGATATCCTGCTTTGATTCCATCGTGCTGTACGCCTTTTCCGTGCCCTCGGCAAAGGCCTTGTTTTCGTCCCATGCCTTTTGGCCAATGCCAACCATTTCACGGAACATGTCAGGGTTGCTGGCAGCCGATGCCATCAGGTTCCTCAGCCTTACCTCAGACACGCCAAGGTCCTGAAGCAGGGCAAGCACCGTCTGGTTGCCATCAGCGCCGCCCTTAGACAAGGCGTCAAAAAAGTTGATAATCGTGTCCGATTTATCCTCGTTCCACATGGTCTTAAACTGTTGCTCCGTTAAGCCCATCATCCTGGACAGGTCTTCCAGGCCCTCGCCTGTTTCGGCGGCCATTTGCAGCATGGTAATCATCTTGCCCGCGGAAGTGCCCCCGGCCTCGGCGCTGATGCCCATGGATGAAAAGGCGCTGGCCATCGCCAGCACTTCAACGCCCGTCATTCCGGCCAGCTTGGCAATGGGCGCTATCTTTTGGCCCATTTCAAATATTTCCGTGCCGGTGGACACGCCTTCGTTTCCAAGGCCAATCAAAGCGGAAGCAAAGTTTTCAATCTGACTCAGCGGCATCCCCATCACGTTCATAAACTTAATCATGGCCGCCGCCGATTCCTCAGAGCTCACGTCCGTTGTTTTGCCAAGGCCCGCGACAATGCGGGTCACGCGTTCCAGGTCATCAGCCGGAACGCCCGCCCTGGCAAGGGTCGCCATCAATCCGCCCAATTCCTGATAGGTGAACGGAATGTTTTCGCTCAGCTCAAGTACAGTTTCGTTTATCGCTTCAAGTTCTTCCCCCGTTGTCTCGGTCGCGATGCCAAGGTCGGTCATTACGTTTTCATAGCTCAAAGCGCTTTTATACGCCTTCCCGCCCAGCATCGCCAGCGGCCCCCCGATATATAGGCTGAACTTCCGCCCAAACCTTACAAGGCCCTCGCCTATGTTGGTAATGCTTTGCCCCAGGTTTTGAAGGCGTACCCCATCCAGCTGCCTCAATTGAAGCTCGGTGTTAAGCGCCTCCTGCTTGGCCCTTTCAAGCCGGCTTTCAAGGTTGGCAAGGTCTTTGGCCGCCGCCAGCTCGGTATCCGTTCCCAGCGACTTGTTCAGGGTCAGCCTGGCCGCCGCCACGGCGTTTTCAAGGTTCTTAACGGCGCTTTGCTGCAAGCTCAGCTTTTCCTGAAGCTTGCTTCCGTCAACGCCGTCACCCATGCCCCTCAGCTCCCGGTTCAGGTTGCGGATCTGCCCGTTAATGTCGCTGGCCGCTTTCTTAAAGTTGCCCGCGTCCATGGTCATCCTTACAACCATTTCTCTTACCGTCTCGGCCATGCCTTCACCCCCTCACTTCACGCCAGTACCTGGCTTCTTTTTCCGGCTCTTCGTTTTCGTTCATTTTCCAGACCAGCACTTCCAGATACCAAAGGAAGTCCATCCTGTCTATTTCGCTTTCGGGAATGCCTTTTTCCAAAAGGTTCCAATAAAGCCTTTTGATAAAATCGTCCGTGCTTCCTGTTTTTTTTTAGCGTTTTCATCACCCGTCGGGAACGATTTCACATCCTTCAGCACCCTGTCCACGCCAAGGTTGATGGACATGATCGCCAGGCCCACGTCGGTAATAATCTTGTCGCCCGGGTAGTGGTCATAAATATCATCCGCGGTAAATTGATTGCCGCAGTATTCGACAAACCACTTCACAATGGTGTCAATGTCTTTTTCAACGTCAATATTTTCAGGCTCATTGATCAGCCTGTTGTAAACCTCCTGCACCGGTCCCATTTTGCGCACCACGCGCACCGGCACCCGGTCCACCTCGTAGGTCCTTCCGTTCAATTTCACGGTAAATAAGGGCATCCTTCAACCTCCCTTTTTGAAAAGAAAGGGACGGTGTTACCCGTCCCCCTGTCGTTAAGCCGTAGCGCCCGGCACCGTGTCAAACCAGGTCTTCCACTTGGTCTGCATCGCGGTCAGGCCGCTGTTGGTTTCATACAGGTAAATGCCTGTTTTCACCGTAGGAATGGCCTCAAACTCCACCGTCAAGGTCTGCACCGTGATTTTCTCGCCTTCCTTGGTGCGGTAGGTTTTGGTGCCGGTGGTGCGCTTGGTGGGTATGCACTTGGTCAGCCATACCCCGTCAAACTTGCCCGCTCCGTCCTCGGCCTTAAAGCCAAAGGCCCGGTAGGGCGCCTGGTCCGAATCCTTTTTCACCAGCTCCCCGTTCTCGTTCACGGTGTGGCCAAAAAAGGCCGCCTCCGTTTCCTTTGAATAGGAGAGCAGGGTAATGGAAATGCGCATTTTCGCCGTTTTGTTCACGCGGTATTTTTCCACGTCATCAGCATACTGGATTTCAGCGTCGCCCGTGATGTCCTCGACCGACACTTCCACCAAATCAGGCACTTCCTCAATGGTCTTATAGGTCAGCGCCGTCGAACTGTCCACGTTCACTTCGGCCGTCACCAAATCCTTCACGCCTATAATTACTGCCATATCGTTCTTCCTTTCGTTATTTCAAAAACTTGTCAATCGTGTGTTGTTTAATCGCCGCCCACGCTTCGTCTTTGGTGTTTTCGTAAGCGGGTCTGATGTATTGGTGCGCCGGCGTCCTTTTGCTGCCCGGCTTGGGCCCGGCGTGCCCATACTCCACATACGCCGGGTAATAGTCCTTGTTCTTCCAGTCCCGGCGGTGAACGCCCACGGTTACGGTTCTTCCCCTCGAAGTGTCTTTGGGATTGCCCACCTTTATGGCCTTTTTCAAATCGCCGGTCGGTCCGGTGGGCGCCAGCTGTATCATTTTTTGACAAACGATTTCCGCGCCCGCTTTTAGGGCGTCATCCACATCAGCGTCCTTCGGCAGCATTTTCTCAAGGTCACGAAGGAGCATATCGGCGCCCGTCACATTTGATGTTATAAACGCCATCCACCCACCCCTTTCTAAGTTTCAAGTTAAAGCTGCTCAAGCCTCACGTCCCAGATGTGGTGAATGTAGCCGCTGTCCACTTCAAACAGGGTGCGCCGGTCAATTACCGCCGCCCCGCCCTCGTCCAGCGCTTGGGTAATCAATTCCACCACAGGGTCATGCTCGTCCCTGGTGTAGCGGTCCACCTGTACGTTCACGATCTTCCCGCGAATCCGGTCATCGGCGTTCACGTAGCGCTCATGGTACTCACTCCACACCGTGAAGTTGCCGCTTTCAAGGCTCATGTACCGCTTGGCTTTTGGGTCAGCCGTTAGCAGCAGGTCTCTAAACTCGGTTAAGGTCATCACGTCACCGCCTTTAAGCTCAGGTCGCTTATCAGCTCCCCGCTCTCATCGTCCCGCCCGTGGTATACCCGCGTCACTTCATAGCGCTTGTCAGGCTCGGTGCTCAGCTTTACCGCGTGCAGGTTGGTAATCTCCCGGTTCTGATGGATGCGTATCCTCGCGGCCACGCCCACATCCTCCCGGT